AATAGACAAGCCCTAAAAGATTTGTTGTACGGGGGTATTGAGGAGATGACACAAAATCCTAGACTATTTTATCGAAGCAGCGTTGGAAAAGAATACAGTCATTGGACCGAAGATGGTAAGGAAAATTTATCAGAATTCATGAACTTCATGGCACAGGAAATGGCCAAGTGCAGAGAAACAGAAGATGATAGGCGAGCCAAGGAAATGGTCATCAAGGAGTTAAAAACACAATGAACACATTAGATGAAGCTGTAATAGCGTTACACAATGTTGCTAGACTTGTAGAAAAGCAAATAGGCCTAGGTCTTTTGTCTGAAGACATTAGAGACTGTGCTGATCGTTTGCATCAATTAGTAAAATATGATTACACGAAACGAGAGGAAAAATAAATGGGATACGATAGCAAATCAGTTAGAGTAAAAAAAGGCGACAAAGTTTTAGCTACTCTTTCTTTTAATCGAGATAGAGAGCGTCATTACATTCGTGAAACAGTTAAGTGCTTGGAAAAAAATGCTCGAATGCGATCAGCTCGTAATAGAGGTAAAGATGACCAATGATCCAATGATGGAGCTTGAACCTTTACGCAAAGAACTTATTGAATATTTGCGTGGAGGCGTTTGTGAGGTTACTTTTAACAAGGTAAACGGTGAACGGCGTGTTATGCCTTGCACATTAAAGGCCGACCTACTTCCGGCACCAGATCAAAAAGATCTAACTTTTGAAACCCTTAAAGAAAGTAAGTCGGATGCCATTTCCGTTTGGTGTACTGATGCCAACGGGTGGCGTAGTTTTAAACTAAGTAATTTTATTAGTATCAATCCATTATATGACTACCAAAACCTGGACAGTGACACTTGAAGAAGATCCCGAGACCGGAGAACTAATACTGCCTTTTCCTGAAGAAATGCTTCAAGATGCTGGCTGGCAAGAAGGTGACGTGTTAGAATGGATCGACAACAAAAACGGTACCTGGAGTTTGGTTAAAAAAGAAGAAAAATTGGACAATTAACCAATTGCTTTTTTCAAAACATTCGCATATAATACTTGGATGCTGTCGTACAGCATATCTAATTAGGAGATATTAATGTTTGATTTAAAAACAAAACAAGGTAAGTTGTTCCGTGCTCTCGTCCTTGAAGGAGAGTCTCTAACTGCTAGCCAGATTCAGAAGCGATTCAGCATCAAGAATCCACGTGCTACCGTTAGCGAAATTCGTTACGCAGGTTTCCCAATCTACGCTAACACTCGCAAAGCAGGAAACGGCGTTCGTGTAACTGAGTACAAGCATGGTAAAGCTAGTCGTAAAATCGTTGCAGCTGGTTACAAAGCCATTGCAATGGGTCTAGTAGACTAATCTTAGTAAGCACACAAAAAGCTCGCTTCGGCGAGCTTTTTTTATGACCTAATAAATATTTTTATGGCAAGGCGTATTTTTAATTTAGAAAGAGATCTGCGTACTACTTGGTGGTTGGTAGAAAAAGTACAGGCCAAGGATGTATATGCTCAAAACTTGTATGCAACTTTATGCAATAATGAGTTTGCACCTGAAGATACTTGGGCTATATTACAAAACATTCGCTGGAGCTGTTCATGGCGCTACGCAGGAGGAATAATTGCAGACATTAGAGGGTCGGGCGATTATTTGGATTGGTATTGCTCTGGATCCTATTGTCATGATTGGGGAGGCTATGCCGACGAAGGCCAAGTTATTCCTGAAGTTGAAACTGATTTAAATAAAATTGGTTGGATTGTTATAAAATAATTTTGCCAAATCGCTGTTTTGTAACAGAACTGTAATCTTAGTATGTTTAAATATTATTGTGCATTGCACATAATATGGAGATTACAGATGAAAAAATTTTTAGCAATTTTATTTGCTACTTTGTCAGTTAGTGTATCGGCTGCTGACTTGACAGGAGCCGGTGCCACATTCCCTTATCCAATCTATGCGAAATGGGCAGAAGCTTATAAAGCTTCAACAGGCATAGGACTCAATTATCAATCAATCGGATCCGGTGGCGGTATCCGTCAAATCAAAGCAAAGACAGTTGACTTTGGTGCAAGTGACATGCCATTGAAGCCAGAAGAATTAGACAAAGAAGGTCTAATGCAGTTCCCAGCTATCATTGGTGGTGTAGTTCCAGTTGTAAATCTTGAAGGTATTGCACCAGGTCAATTAAAGTTGACGAGTGATGTTGTTGCAGGTATCCATCTTGGCAAAATTACAAAGTGGAATGATCGAGCAATTACTGATTTGAATCCTGGTGTGAATTTACCAGCATTGAACATCACTGTAATTCATCGTGCAGATGGTTCTGGTACAACATTCATTTGGACAAACTATCTGAGCAAAGCAAATCCAGATTTTGCAAAAGTAGTTGGTGAAGGCACAGCAGTGAAATGGCCAGTAGGAGTAGGCGGTAAAGGTAATGAAGGTGTTGCAGCAAATGTTCAGCGTGTAAAAGGTGCATTCGGTTACGTTGAATATGCATACGCAAAGAAAAATAAAATTGCATGGGCACAATTGAAGAATCGTGATGGCAATTTTGTACAACCAGACGATAGTACATTCAAAGCAGCAGCATCAAATGCAGATTGGGCAAATGCACCAGGAATGTATTTGTTACTGACATATCAAACCGGTAAAGACGCATGGCCTGCAACTGGCGCAAGTTTTATTCTAATGCACAAGCAACAAGCCGATGCACTAACAGGCAAGGCAATTCTTAAATTCTTTGATTGGAGTTACAAGAACGGTGCAAAGATGAGTGAGGATTTGGAGTATGTACACATGCCTCAATCAGTTATCAAGTTAGTACAAGATAACTGGAAAAAGGATCTAAAAGGTCCTGATGGTAACACAATTTGGAAATAAGGATAAATCATGAAACTATTTAAAAAACTTGCTATTGTTGTTGCACTTACGACAGTAATTCCAGCATATGCTGATAGTCACAAAGAAACTCTGAGTATTCTGAGAGACAAAGGTATTCTTACTCAACAAGAGTATGAAACTAAAATCAAAGAATATGAGGACAAAGAAGAAAATAAAAAATTTGTTGAACAAAGAATTGACAGAGATGTTAGTGAATCAAACAAATGGAGAATTGCAAGACAAGATGATGGTGGAGTCATGGGCAATGGACTTGGAATCAAATCTAAAGACGGTAACACGACTGCCCAATTTACAGGTAGACTTCATATGGACTACCGAACTTATACACCAGACTATGCCAAAGGTCAAAGCACAGATACGTATCAAGATGGTTTAGAAGTACGTCGTGCAAGATTTGGTGTTCGTGGTCAATTTGCAAAAGACTTCAAATATCTTCTATTAGCAAACTTTGGTAATGATACAGGTGCAGCATCAACATCATCTACTATGGATGAAATGTGGGTAAACTATGCAGCCAATCCTGAAATGCAGTTTCAATTTGGTTTGTTCAAAATGCCATTTAGTCTTGAGCAGTTGACCAGTTCAAATAATCTTGACTTTATGGAACGTAGTTTGATTGGTCAAACAGAAGGTGAATTTATACCTGCAAAAGAAACAGGAGTGATGATACATGGAGTGCCTAAAACTGGTTTTACATATGCCGTGGCTCTCAGTCGTGGTAGAGGAAATAAGAGTGCAACAGCAGACAGTACCGATGTAATTGGTCGTGCTACTGTGAACTTTGCTGAACTTGCGATGATCAAAGACACAGTAATGCATCTTGGTGCAGCATACAGTGTAGGTGATATCAAGAGTGGTGTAACAGCAACAAGTGGTCGTACAGAGAGTCGTCAACAAAGTGCATACTTCACAGGTCCTGCACTGAGTGGTGACACAAATCGTACACGCCAAGGTCTTGAAGCAGCGTTCGCATACAAATCACTGAAACTACAAGGTGAACAGTTTCAATTCACATATGATCCTGCGAAAGGTGCTGATCAAAAGATTGATGGTTATTACATTCAAGCAATGTACAATCTGACAGGTGAAAACCATAGTTACAAAGATGGTGTATTTGGTTGGATAAAGCCAAATAATCCAGTTGATAAAGGTGGCAAGGGTGCATGGCAAGTTGGTGTACGTGCAAGTGAGTTCAATGCCGATGATATTGCAGTAGTCGCAGGCAAGACAAACAAAGCAACGTCACTAACATATGGCATTACATGGTTTGCCAATGATAATTTACGCTTCATGCTAAACTATGTTGACACTAAGTTTGACGCACCTGTTGGTGCAGCAGGCAGTCGTGTAAACGGTGATAAAGCAGTAATGCTCAGAGGTCAACTGAGTTTCTAATATAAAAATCAGTCTAAATAGGTACTTTGGAGGGAATACCAATGAAGTACCTATTTTCATTTGTAATGGCGGTACTTATTTCACTCCCATCATTCGCATCGGATGGGTATCGATTACCTTTTGTAGAACTACAAAACGGCGTAACTAAAATTCCTTTTGTCGAATCTGAATGGACACTTGGTGCCGAAGCGGCAGACTGGTTTTTATACATTGAAAAGGGAATGCTCAAAAAGCATCAAAACGTGTATGAATTCCATGCAACCACAGTGTACAAGAAACCATATTATAGTGATGGACTTAAGGCAGATGTGAGTAAGATATATACTTACGGAGTTTTAAATTGTAAAGATGCAAATCTTTATATTTTATTTGAATGGTATGTTGATCCAGATGAATCACTAATATTCAGAGGATCATATGAATTTGGTGCATATACAGTAGAAATGCTGACACCAATCACAGCAAGAAATGATGTCTATAATCAGATATGTAAGGAAAGTGTATGAAAAAATTTATGACTAAGTTTTATATTGCAGTAGGATTTTTGTTTCTTTGTTTATTCTTACCAGTACAGGCAAAGACACCAGAGGGTGTAATGTATGATGCACAAATCGTTCGTGTAAACGATGGCGATACTGTGGTCATTGCAGCACCATTTCTACCAAAGCCACTGAAACCAGAACTAGCAGTTCGCATCTATGGAGTTGATACCCCCGAAAAGGGGTTCCGAGCGCAATGTCCAAGTGAAGATCAACGAGGACAAAACGCAACAAAGTTTACTACAGCAGCAGTTGCCAAGTCAACTAAGCGTCAAGTGATTCTTTATTCGTGGGACAAGTTTGGTGGTCGTGTTTTGGGAGACATCATTTTAGATGGACAAAGTTTACGTGCCCAATTAATTCAAAATGGATTTGCACGTGAATACTTTGGTGAAGCAAAGCAATCATGGTGTAACTAATGATTAAGCTACAACATGAATGCTCTGCGTGTGGGTCACAGTTCAGCATTTCATACAATGAGATGTATACAGAAAGTGATCCAACTCACTGCCCATTTTGTGGTGAGTACCTAATACTTGAAGATGAAAACTTTGATGATCAAGACCTTCATGACGATGAAGATGATGAGCCACTATGACATGGTATTACAATGGTGTGCCGTTCGAAGATGACGGCACACACTTGGGTTTTGTGTATCTAATAGAAAATCTTATTACAGGAAGAAAATATATTGGACGCAAATACTTTAGCAAAGCTGGTTACAAGCAAGTCAACGGCAAAAGAAAAAAGATCAGAAAATCTTCCGATTGGGAAGCGTATTACGGTTCCAACGACACACTCAAAAGAGAAGTTGCCGAACTAGGCGCACACAACTACAGACGCAC